CCATATATTATTAATTGATGGATAACATACTCATACTGTAAGAAAGAATAGGTTGCTCCGTGATGACCTTGGCCCATTGCTAGAACACCAATAAACATATTATCATATCCTAACTCCGCAACAACTCCCGTAGCGTGAAGACAAGCAACATAACCAAGTCCTACAGACTTAGGAGCATTGTGTTTAATATGTTTAATCTTATGATAAGGACTGCACTCTTGACCCTTACCCAAGGTCGTCAGCAATATCAGTATCAATAGAATCTTTATCTTCATTAAGCAAAGTCCTCGTATGTAATCCAAACATCTTTGCCGTCAAGCAGTTCGTTGGCTACCTTGGGATACATGTGTTGGTATGCATATGTGCTTTTGCCTATGAAGCCTTTCATGTCTGATGAGTTACCTACTAACAAGCAACCCGCTGTATGCTCATCTGTGTTTCCAATATGTATTAGGATGTATTCAAATCCTGGTACGTCGCGTACCCATAACATACCCTTATGCATATTAGGGAACTTGTCTGAGTATCTACTATGGTGACCACCTACGGTACGCAGGGTAATACGATATGTACCTGCTGGGATCCTGGTTTCACCCATAACCTTCTCGTCACGATGTTCGTCTTCTAATGTAAAGCAGAGGAACTCTCTACCTTCTTTGCTCTCTAGGTACAGTGCTCCAAGAGTGAAGTCGTCTTGGCTGTACATTCTTATTACACGTAGTTCCATAAGGGTAAAGATAGTATATTTGTAATATGAAATATAGAACAGGAGACCCCAAGAAAAAGAAGAAGGCCAAGGTGCGTGGTGTCGATGTAGACAAACTACCAGAGGGACGCATCAAGGAGTACGATACACCTTTCCCCTTCCGTAAACGCAAGAAGAAATGAAACTAAAGAAGACAAACAAGAGCGTTAAGGTAAAAGCACCAGAGGGATACCACTGGATGACCGAGGGTGGACGACACTTCCTAATGAAGGGAGACTACAAGCCACACAAGGGAGCATCACCAGAGGCGCCATTCAGACTGGTAACCCACGATAAAGGGAAGAGCAGTCCTGCTATGGATGCTGCTCGGAAGGCGAAGAAAGGTTAAACGGTTCTTCACCCCTCATCTTTCTATATAGGCGGGCCACATTGAGCCTGCCTTTTTGTGTCAAGGCATACCGTACCCTGTAATTCATCTTGGTTTCATCTCTAAAGAAATGGTCTTCCATATTTTGGCTCGGTGTGAGTTTATCGAAGTGCTTGTATATCCATCCCTTCTTCATTAATGGATACACGTATCTATCCGCTAACTTCTTATGGCTTCTATTCATAGTCTCTGAAACATAGGATATCGTCCAAAACTCCAGGTCATAGATAAAGAAAAGTAAATCCACCTCAGCCTTTCCCAGATCCATGTTATCCTTCGCATCCCTGTAAAGGAAATGTAGGTTCTTCATACCGTTCTCCTGGATATACTTCTTGTCTATCTTCGAGAACTCTCTAAACTTCTTCTTTCGGCTTACAGTACTTTTGGGCATATCAGTATCTTTGTTAGGTAAAAGTAATACTATGGCATCACTTAGTGGAAATAAAATAAAGGATACGTTTGACAAGTTACTCAAACTTGAGTCAGCGCAACTCTCAGCATCAGAACAAGTAGTAGAAGACGGGGCTGGAAACAACAGTGCGCTCAAACTTTCTACCGACACACTCGAGACTACGGGTGAATTAAAGATATCTGGAACACCCTCTACCTCTACCAGCATTACCAAGGCGCTTATGCTTAGTACATCTGGAGTAGTAGTTACCCGTGACCTCAACACAAACCCAATTGGAACCGCATCTATTACAGCGAATACTCCTCTGTCAGCAACAGGGAGCACGGTTGAACTACAAGATGCAGGAAACTTAGGGCAGATTACATCTCCCGCTAATGCAGACAAATACTTAATCTGGGATGAAACTGCTAGTGCCTATAAATACATAGAGCAAGTAGACCTAGTGAACTCAGTCTCTACTCAAGTAGTTGGCCAGGGTCTTGAAACTTTATATGCAAGACCACAGAGTAGTAACGCTGTACCCACAGTCCTCAACGCTGTGCAGTTCGCAGAAATATTTGGAGACTCTAGTGCTACAGGATCAGTAACAGCAGCAACATCATCTGTAATTTTTGGTTCAGCCAATACTTACATGAGTATTCCAGAAACAGGTATTTCTGACCCTAGAGATAATATCTTAATCAACGAGAAGCAAGGATTCTTTCAGTTGACCGCATCTATAGAGGTTACCTCTACAGCAAACACAGATGTTACTTTCGATATCTATGACTATAGCGCTAGTTTAAAACTCGCAGAAACCTTCAGAACTGTAAAGAACGGTGAGACTTATCACTTGGAGTTCAACGTATTATGGTACAGCGACGGACTAGCAGGATACAAGATTCAACTCAGAGGGTTTGCAGGAAGCAGCGGGGTGGTATACAGCGCTGACAACTCACATCTTGAAGTAAGATTCCTGGGAACAAACACATCTTTCTAATGAACTATAAGCAGAGATACGAGGCATTCCAACTCATAAGGCTTAAACTAGGGGAGATAGAAGAGATAATGGAAGTATATGGAGGAAAGACGCAGTACCTGTCTATGTATTGCTTTGGAATCTTTGTACCAGAGTCAGATCAGGAAGAGGAGAAGTACGAGATGATGACAGGGATGCATATGGCTGCACCAGACGAATACGATTTAATGATAGAAACTGTAGACGAAGTTTTTGAAACACACATCAACGATGAAGAGGATGAGGGTGATTCAAGTAAAATAGACTACTGGCTAAATAAATAGAATGGAACTTATTAGAAAAATCATCATCGGGACTAACCCGAAAGATGCTATGGCTTATTATGTGGGCCAAAGAGCAGGCGATTCAGTTATTGATTCAATCATACAGGACGAAAGATGTTTTGTTAAATACGGAATAAGGCGTTACCTTGTGTACATCTACAACAAAGACGAGGGAACGATGCTTTGGAAGACCGTAGATAACATGCCTGTATTAATTGAACATGACTGCGAATTCTTATGATTGTAATTGACAACTTTATCAAAGACCCTTCCTTTATCAAACAACTAGAGGATAACAAAGACTACCTCTTTGGAGATAACGGATCTTATCACTGGTGGAACGGATGGTGGAACTCATCAGACGATACTATCAAAAAACAACTAATCTCGTATATCTGGAGAGACTATCCACTATACCCTTCAGTAAACCTAGACGGCTTTGAGTATTGGACAGGCCAGTTCGGGGAAGGCATGCCTAATGCAAGTCTTGGTATGCACCTGGATAAAGATGAGGCACTCTGGAAAAGCACTGGGGAGATATCATCTCCGATTGTAGGTACTGTATTCTACCCTGTAGAGATGGATATCGACGGAGGATACCTTGAAGTGTTTTCTAATGGCCCAGAGAAACAGCCGGAGCGCATACGTGCAAAACACAATAGGCTAATCATATTTGATGCAGGAGGAACACACCACAGAGTTACAGAGGTAACACGAGGTACCAGATCTGCTATTGCAATCAACCTTTGGGATAAGAAGCCAACAGGAGAACTCAAGGAGGAATGAAATCGCTCTATCACTTTTTAGTACGTGTACCTAAAGTAACCAAGGACACCATGGAGGTCAACGGTGAAGAAATGTATCTCGACACCAAGTTTGACGAGTTCAAACACAGAACCATGGAAGGCGAGGTGGTTGCTCTACCAGCCAAGTTTGATACCAATGTTAAGGTAGGAGACACTATGTATTTCCATCACCACGTTGTGCTTGGTGGTAACCACATGATGATGAACGAGGAAACAGTTCAGTTAGAAGAAACTAAGAAGCGTGGTCAATTCATAGACCCAGACGACGACGTATACGTTGTACACTATGGAGGTAACTTAGATCCTATATCCTGTCAAGCCTACGCGTATAAATGCCAGGACACAGGAGAGATAGAGTTGATTAGTGACTGGATATTCATTACTCCAGAACCAGAGGAAGAGCAAGAGGAAACGATAAAGAGTGACATCATCGAACTCATACCCAAGGCTAACCCGCCAAAAGAAAAGAAAGGTTACATCAGATGGTCTTCACCTAAGTTGAAGGAACTAGAATTAAACCCTGGAGACAAGGTGCTGATCAGGAAGAACTCGTCCTATGAGATGGAGGTGAATGGAGAGAAGTTATGGAGAACCTATTTACAATCAATTCATGGCAAGATCAAAGAAGTATAACAACATAGATACCGCTGTAAACCTAATGCAGGCGATGCAGATTGCAATAGAGAATATGATACAGGAAATACAAAAGCCTGTAGACCAGGAACTTAGTGGCTCCCAAAGAAAAGCCGAGTTGCAATCTATAAAACAAACAGCGGTAGATGCTAAAGAACTTATTGTTGAAAGAGAAAGACTCGAACAACTTATCAGAGGTCTTAAGAAAGACGGAGAAATTAAAGAGGAAAGAGATTACTCGGGAGGATTCGCAGAGCAATACTCAAAGTAATCAAGTCTTCATATACTGGGATTACTAAATGGCAGGACTCGTAGAGATAGAAGGTGATACCGTAGTCAACATATGTCCTGACAAAACCCAGGGAAAAGTCAGGCTATGCTTTGACTTACCCATACAGTTACCAAAGCGGCCTCGCAAAAAGGACATACTATTTCACGACAAGCCAAAGGAAGAACAGCACTGGCAACGCACACCATTACCAGACGAACTCAAAAGAGTAAAGTCTATGGAAGAGTGGATGTCTATGCCGGAGTCGTTTAGAAACAAACACACCCCCTACATTAGTGAAGAATACAAGAGACGCAGAAATGGAGTATGGTTTTACAACAACGGGGTACCTACCTATATTACCGGAAACCACTACTTTTTCTTACAGTGGTGTAAGATTGATATCGGATACCCATCCTACCTTGATTTTCAAAGAGAACTATTCGTACACCTTGACGCTTGCGTAGCAGACCCGAGATGTGTTGGACAGGTATATGTAAAGTGTCGTAGATCTGGATACACAAACATGTCGGCATCAGTGCTTGTAAACGAAGGAACACAGGTTAAAGAGAAACTACTGGGCATCATGTCTAAGACAGGTACCGATGCACAGGAAAATATATTCATGAAGAAGGTGGTGCCTATATATAAGTCATTGCCTTTTTTCTTTAAACCTATTCAAGATGGTACTACCAATCCCAGAATGGAACTCGCCTTTCGTGAGCCATCAAAAAGAATTACCAAAAAGAACAAAACCTCATCAAGAGGTGAGGCTCTTAATACAATTATTAACTGGAAGAACACAACCAACAATGCCTATGATGGTGAGAAACTACACATCTTGTATTTGGATGAGGCTGGTAAGTGGGAAAAAGGTAATGATATACGAGAAGCATGGCGAATACAAAGAACTTGTTTGCTTGTAGGTAGAAAGATTGTAGGTAAAGCATTGGTAGGAAGCACTGTTAATCCCCTAGACAGAGGAGGTCGGCAGTATAGAGAACTGTACTACGCAAGTAATGTAAATGACAGAAATGAAAACGGTAGAACAAAGAGTGGTTTGTATGGGTGTTTTATACCAGCATACGATGCCTTGGAAGGTTTCTTCGACAAACATGGCATGCCAGTCGTTGAGGATTTAGAAAAAAATATTATAGGACTAGAGGGTGAGTATATAAGCCTAGGTTCAAAGACTTACTTAAAGAATGAAAGAAAAGGTTTGTCTGGAGACTCTTACGAACTAAACGAGGTTATACGCCAGTTCCCTTTTACAGAAGCCGAAGCGTTTAGAGATAGTGCAAAGGCATCTCTGTTTAACGTACAAAAGATATACGAACAGGTAGAGTACAACGAGGATTTGTTCCCGAACCCTGTGGTTGTAGGAAACTTTGTTTGGGCGCTAGGGCAGAAGGATACAGAGGTAGTGTTTAGTCCTGATCCCAATGGAAGATGGAGAGTAGCATGGATGCCACCTGTAGAGTTAAGGAATAAAAAGAAACCAGAGAACGCCTGGTTAGGATGTGCTGGAGTAGATAGTTATGATATAGATGCAACAGTGGATGGGAGAGGATCTAAAGGTGCTTGTCATTTCTTTAACAAATTCAACCTTGAGTACCCATCGAATATGTTTGTAGCAGAGTACGCTTCAAGACCACCATTAGCAAAGATTTTTTATGAAGACATATTAATGGCATCCAAGTTTTATGGGTACCCTGTTTTGATTGAGAATAACAAATACGGAATCGCAAGACACTTTGAATCAAGAGGTTATGACCACTTCTTGCTAGACAGACCGGCTCACCTTACATCGAATTACGGCAGCAAAACAAAAACTAAAGGTATACCATCCAACTCACAAGACGTCATACAAGCGCACGCACAGGCTATAGAATCTTTTATACACGCGAACGTCGGTCTAAACGAGCAGACACTAGAGTACGGAAAGATGTACTTCGAGAGAACCCTAGAGGACTGGGTAAACTTTAAGATAGACGATCGTACAAAATATGACCTTTCTATATCAAGCGGACTAGCCCTTCTTGCGGCTCAAGGTCATAGGCCCGAAAAGCCAAAATCAGATTTCAATAGTAAGCAGTTCTTCCGTAAAGGTCAGATAATTATACGAAAATAATAA